ATTTATATTTCCCTCTTGCTTACAATGGACGCCTGCCGATATCAACCCTCGAATGATTGCTATCGGTCAGAACGATTCACTTAAAACGATGAGTCAGATGGATAAGAAAATGATTATGGATGAATTCTTTGCGGAATACGAAGATGACATCATAGAATTCATTAATCAAAAACTTGAAGACCATCTCGATGCCTTAACCCATTACCAACCAGCTAACGAACCATTTTAATTATGAGAGTTTTAGAATTATTTGCGGGTAGCCGATCGATCGGCAAAGTATGTGATGAATTAGGTCACGAAGTATTCTCCTCTGATTGGACTCCTTTCGATGGTATTGACTATGCTGTAGACATTAATAGATTTGATGTACATAAGGTACCGTTCATCCCGGACATGATATGGGCATCTCCTCCTTGTACTACATTCTCTGTTGCTTCTATAGGTAAGCATTGGGATATGAATCGGAGACCCAAAACTCAAGATGCTCTGATGGGCTTGCAAATCCTTAAGAAAACGATCAGCATCATTCAACATTATCAGATGATAAATCCAAAATTGATATGGTACATCGAAAATCCAAGGGGTATGATGCGTAAGGTAGATGCTTGGGTCGAAATACTCCACACCCGTAACACAATTACCTATTGTCAGTATGGCGATACACGAATGAAACCAACCGATATCTGGACCAACAACTATGACTGGGAACCCCGCAAGGCGTGTAAGAACGGTATGTCTTGCCACATCTCTGCACCTCGTGGTAGCAGAACCGGTACACAAGGTCTGAAAGGGTCTTACTTGCGATCGCAGATACCCTATGAATTGTGTAAGGAGATAATACTTTCAACGAGGTAATAAAAAAAGATATGGAAAAAATAATAGAAAGATTGTTGACCATTGGTTATGTTTCGTACAACCCATTCACTATGGAGGAAAGAAACCATCGTTACTTGGTATCTACAGATGTATATGAATTTGATGAGGTATCTGTGGATACGATTACCGTAGCAGATTATGTTATGAGCAAACATAACGAAAGAGATAAACTATATACGGGCGATATGAAATCGAATTGTTTTTTGGAAATCGGTGCTGAAAATTTCTTCTACAATATGAGTGTTGACCTATGCTTCGATAATAAACGCCAAGCCATGAAGGTAGCTCGATCGATTGGTGCTGATGAAATCTACGATCTGTGGGAGGATAAATTTATCGATGTATGAGCAGTTTTAATGTTTTGGTGGAGACTACCTTGTTCAACAAATTACTGACCAAGTTCAAGACCAGAAAGGCAACAACAGATGCAATCTCATTGCGATTGGAACAGATGCTCCGGATGGAGCGCAGAAAAGTAATTATGGGTGAGACCGCAGATACAAGAGTAACTGATGTGGAGGTTCATATACCTGATTACCTATCTCCATATGTGAACGAGTATTGCATCAACAGAAACATAAGCAAAGCAGAACTGATAAAAAAGATAATAACAAAAATGTTATGAAAGCAGTAGGATACATCCGGGTGAGTACGGATATGCAAGCAGATAAGGGTACATCCCTTGACAACCAGATAGCACGCATTCAGGAATATGCAAAGGAAAAAGGGTTTATATTGGAAAATATCTTCCAAGATGCGGGTTATAGTGGAAGAAATACCAACAGGCCTGGCTTCCAAGCCATGTTTAGCAGATTAAGGCAAGGTGGTGTGAATGCTGTCATTGTATGGCACAGCACACGATTTGCCCGTAATCTGAAAGACAATATCATCCATATGGCTGAATTGGAACATCGTAAGATTAAATTCTATTCTATCGAAGAACCAATGATGTCGGGTTCGTCAGGTAAAGCGATGCGCAACTTGATGGCCGTATTTGCCGAATACCAATCAGATGTCACTGGTGACCATACACGATCGGTTAAGGCGAATTTAAAAAAGACTTTGAAGGTCTACTGCCCATACCCACCGCTTGGCTTTTCCAATAAGAATGGAGAACTCGAGGTAGATGGTGAGAGTATGCGCATTGTGGATCAAATTACCCACTTTTATGCAAGTGGTTTATCATTACATTCGATCGCCCAAGAACTCAATAACCAAGGGTTAACCGGTTCCAAAGGCGGTAAGTTTTATACATCAACAATTCAAAAAATTATTAATAACCCCATATATGAAATACATAGAAACAAAAATTAACAGAGAGAAGAAACAAGCCATTCTTGAATCAATAGAAGATGTAACAGGTGTTCCGAGGGAATACTTTGAATTCAAGAGAACCCGCAAACCCGAAGAAGTTCTGCTGCGAACATTGTATGTTTATATGCTGAAAAAGACTACGGGATGGTCGCTGAATCAGATTGCCTATGCTGTAGGTCTGAAGGATCACACTGGACCAATGGTTGCCTTGAGGAACATAGATGATTGGATGAGCGTACCGCAAGCCCACAAAGAAAAAATTGAATTGTTAAACCAAATAGAACAAGAATATGCAAAACGAAATAGTTGATCTCTTCGAGTACATCCTCGACCAGATAGAACCAAGATGGAGAACCAATGAGGCGGTAGTAGAAACTTTGGATAGATTGAAAGAGGGAAAAAATAAACGATTTGAGCCACCATCCTTACAGGAAGTTGGGATGGAACTCAAGAGACAAAATGTACGCCATCCCTTTATGCAAGCAGATAAGTTTTGGAACTTTTACGAATCTAAGAATTGGATGATTGGAAAGAACAAGATGAAGAATTGGAAAGCTGCCATCAAAACTTGGGGATTTGAAAAAGATAATTTAATACTATAGTGAAAAATAAAGTAAAAGTGATTATAATTGCATTAACTTTTGTGATAACACTTGGTTCTTACCACGCACTAATAAAAAAGATAGAAAATGAAATACATAGTCAATACAAATGATTTAGATGTTCGAGAATTCAAAACGAACTATACCAAACGCATTTTGCTTTATGGTTTGGTCACTATGTTGGTCGGCTGTAATATATACTTATTCGGCCGTAAGGAATCCATAAAGGTGATATACAAAAAATGGACAGCAACTGATACTGTGAGTGTTGATTTGCCCGTTGATGAACTCGCCTGGACCAAATACTTGGTGGAGCAAGGTTGTGTACTGCCAAATATCTGCATCGCTCAAGCCAAGGTAGAGAGTGGATTCTGCAAGAGTAATGTGGCTCAGAAGGCTCACAATCCATTTGGTATCACTTACCATCAATGTAAGTATGTAGATGGTAAGCATGGCGTGTATGCCAAATATAAGACTTGGAAGGATGCCATCCGGTGCTACATACACATTCAAGACAATTACTTAAAAAATATAAACGGAAAATATGCAACAGATCCAAATTATGTTCAAGCCATTAAAAATGTTAAGTAAGTTATTTGCCAAGGAGGAAATGCCAGAGGCAACACCTTACGTATTTGAGTACGATAGACCAGTACCAAATTTCAATGAATTCACACAAAACTTAATCAACCACAGATATGACACCAAACGACATTCAACAACTGATGAATTTGCTCCACAGACTTCAAAGAGAGGTAGAGCAGTTAAGGGAACAAATTAAAAGATTAGAAGAAAAAATAGAATTTTATGAAGGCGATACTGGAATTTAACTTGCCGGAGGATAATAACGAATTTACTTTGGCTGTTAACGCATCCAAGTGGTATAGTTTAGCGTGGGAATTAGATCAGCACTTACGGTCTCAGACCAAATATGCCCCAGACTCAATGCACGATGAATACCACAAGGCTCTTAAGGATACACGAAAGAAATTGTATGAGATACTCAATGAGGATGGCTTGCTATTTGACTTATGAACGCTAGAGTAGTTAAGGCCACAGTTAACAGAGTAGATGTGTGGCGAGTGTATTACAACCAAGAATTATTCGCCACATTTGATACAGAGTATTCTGCTCGGTTATGTGCTGATTACTTGAATGCAAATTATTAACAACAAAACACTTTGAATATAACAAAACAGAAAATATGAAGAACAAGGTAGAACTGCTAGGCCATTATGGCTCGGACCAAATCATAGCGCAATCCGCTTGGACATCCACCTCACGTGAGTTAACCGAAGAGAAGAAAGCACGCATCCCAAAGTTGATTGAGATGTTGTGGACAGAGGGCCACGAGACACCATTCGAGAAGGGTTCAGTACACTTCTTGGTGACGTGCGACATCGCATCACATATTCACCTACTCAAGCATCGTATCGCATCCATCAATGCCGAGTCAGCCAGGTACAAGGAGTTGAAGGAGGACAAGTTTTATTTGCCGGAGGATTGGAGTGGTACAAATTGGAACAGCGTGCTGTATGCAAAGACAATTGAGATGAATGCTCTTTACCACAAATGCCTAGAGGAACTAACCCCAGTATTGGGGCGTAAGAGGGCAAAGGAAAGTGCACGATTCTTTAAGACGTACAACTCACAGATCACCGCTGATGTCCAATTCAATATGCGTTCCTTTGCAAACTTCCTAAAACTTCGGGCCTCAGAGCACGCACAAGTAGAGATACGGGACATCGCTTGGGAAATGCTGTTGTTGGTACAAGGCATCGAGGGTAATCCATTCAAACACACACTTCAAATGATTAAACCATGAAAAATAAATTAAGACTGGTGGCAATCTTTGCAATTGCAATGTTATTCTCGTTCATACCCGAAACATTCCCAGACTTCTTTGGAGACTGGGTGTGTCAAGGGGGGAAAGTAATCGTTGTAGGTAATTCTTACGACATAGTAGGATGTTCTTACTCACAGCAAGATCATATGTCATCTACGCACTGGGGCTTCAGACATTGGATGTGGACACTGTGTGGTGCATCACTATTCATTTGGAATGTAGTAGAGTTAATTGATAAGAAATACAGACTATGACAAACAATAAACAACAAACGGCAGTAGATGTCGCAGAATTGGCGATGAAACTTTATCCATTTAGTAATTCAGAAAGAAATGCTTTTATAACTGGGTATAACAAAGCCAAAGAAATAGAGAAGGAAATAATGATTCAATTTTGCATTGATTGGTTTATTTCAAGAGAAATGAATATCAGGGAATACTACGAACAAACCTACGGAGGAGGTGAGCAATGAGCGGAGGTGCATTTAACTACGCCCAGCATTCAATAAGAGACATTATTGACAAGCTAGATCGGGTAATGGAACAGCAGAACCAATTGAACCCAGACTACGGTAAGGATATTTGGGAACCAGAGTTCTTACGTGAAGATCCATTAGAAGTACAGATAATTATTGCAGAGGGAATACACGCCTTGAAGAGAGCATACATCTTTGCTCAACGTATTGATTGGTATCTATCAGGAGATGATGGAGAAGAGAGTCTTTATCGTAGACTGCTCGAAGAGTTAAACGAATTAGAAGGAGGTAACAAATGAGCAAGATTGAACAGACTACAATACACCTCGTAGAGCCACGCTACAAGCTGACTCGTGAGGAAGATAATTTGACTAGGCGTTCTAGAGATGTCATGTGGCTAGAATGGAACGAGGAAGGTCACTGGAAGGATAGACATAGCGAGCCAGCGGTGGGTCGATCTCTACTGATGTCTCCCTTTAACGATGCTTTTACGTGGATGACTACAGATATCACAGAGATACTGTATGAAGATGCTAATGTCATCAAATTTAAAACTAAAAACAGCACCTACAGACTATGCAAGATTTAAATTTGCACGGACTCACACCAAGGCAGTACGCTGTACTCATTCTCCGGGAGGAATTGAAATACTCTTGGGAAAGATGTGGTCGTAGATTAGGTATCAGCCGTTACGCAGCACGGGAATTGTTTAAAAGAGCGATACTGAAGGAGTATGAGAAGAGATGATGTTTATAGATCGGTGTTGTTTCTTCTCTATTTAACTTTTATATTTGCCGTTTGCTACAGCACAATGTTCCAAACCTTTATTGTTTTACTAATAACTATAGCAGTAAGTACCATAGCATATAAACTCATAAAATGAACGCAGATAAGTTAATCAAACTCGGGATAGACCTTAGAAACAAATGGAGCGGAGAAGTTAAGACTACTTGTCCCAAGTGTGCCCACCAAAGAAAGAAGAAGAACGATCCATCCTTGGGCGTTAATATAGACGATGGGGTATGGAAGTGTCACCATTGTGGCTGGAGTGGCTCAGTGAACCAATATGTAAGACCTGAGGCCCGTCCTCAAGTTACAACCGATGGTATCTTCTCCTACTTTACCAAGAGAGCTATTCTACCTGAGACCGTAACTCAATTCCAAATCAGCGAGGGTGTGGAGTGGATGCCCCAAGACCAAAAGGAGCACAAGGTTATCTGCTTCAACTATTTTCTTGAGGATGATTTGATTAACATTAAGTTCAAGACATCCGATAAGATGTTCAAGATGGTTAAGGATGCTCGCAAGATTCCTTACAACATCAATTCGATTAAGGATAAGGACTATGTAATTATCTGCGAGGGTGAGGAAGAATGTATGGTATGGGATCAGTCTGGTCATTCCTCTGTTGTATCTGTACCCAATGGTGCTAGCAAGAACAATAATAACTTGGAGTGGTTGGATGCTGTATACGATATGTTCGAGGGTAAGATTATCTATTTGGCCACAGATAACGATGAGCCAGGCCGTAAGTTGGGTGAAGATTTAGCCCGTAGGTTTGATGCCTCGGACATACGCATCATTCGTTTTCCAGAAGGGCAGAAGGATGCTAACGATTGTCTTAAGGCATTCGGTGGTCTGTTTGTGTCTCGCTTATTTCAAGATGCAGAACACTTGCCAGTAGCAGAGATATCCTCGGCATCTGATTACCGTTCTCTTATTGAATCCTATTATGAGAGTGGTTATCCCGTGGGTTCTTTGGTTGATATGTCTGAGACCGATAATCATTTGTCTTGGAATCGTGGCGAGTTGGTTGTGGTTACGGGCATTCCAGGTTCGGGTAAGAGTACGTGGTTAGACTTTATGTTTATTCGCCTTGCTTATCTGAAAGGGTGGAAGTTTGGTATGTTCAGTCCCGAGAACATCGCCCCATTAAAAATTACACGTATGACCGAGCAGTTGATGGGTAAGGGGATGAAGCAGATGAACAGAACAGAACTCGATCGTGGTATCTCAATCATCGATAAGCACTTTTGGTTTTACAACGTGGAGACCATGGAGGACTATAGTCTGACCGCCTTGCTGAAGATTGCAGCTACGATGGTCAAGCGCAACGGAATTGATTGTCTGTGCTTAGATCCTTTCAACTACATCGAGCAAGATAGTTCAGATGAAAGCAGTAATGAGAAGATTGGTAATCTATTGCGCAAGTTGAAACAATTCGCAGTGAAATACAATGTGAATGTGACCTTGGTGGCTCACCCCCGGAAGATGGATAAGACCTCTGCTGGTTACAATGTACCAAGGCTCTATGATATTTCGGGCTCACACCACTTCTTTAACGTACCCGATGTGGGTATCGCTGTTCACCGCACCTTCGAGAACGGACAGAAAGACCCCGTAGAAGTACACGTACAGAAAATCAAATACCATTTTCGTGGTAAGTTAGGTCGCATCGACTATGAGTTCAATAGAGATAGCGGTCAGTACTCGGAGGATGGTATATTTCAAAACCTTTTAAATAAACCATATGATACTGAAACTATTGCTGAAGATTTGTTCAGCTCACCACAAGCGTGGGGAAGAGGTAGTGGAATTCAACCTGAGCCCCATTGATTATGAAAAATCTAAACACATTGATTTCATTTATAGAGGAAAAAAAATTAACTTTGTCTGCGACCATTGGGTAAAAATAGATAAGCATTATTATAGAGAAATCAATTCATCAGAAGGATACATATACATTAGCACCTTAACTTATAGACTAAAATGATTAAAATTTACGACATCGAAACATTCGCTAATTGTTTTACTTACACAGATTACGATCCAGAAACCAAGGAAATTAATATCTTTGTTATTTCAGATTTTAGAGATGAGCAAGTACAATTTAGAGCCTACCTAGATTCAATTAAGAATGCTGGTATGGTTGGATTCAACAACTTACATTTCGACTGGCCTGTAACAAATTTCATATGGAATTCGTTACAAATTACTGGCGAGCAGATATACGCCTTCGCCCAAGAAATCATTAGGGAAGAGGAGAAGAGAACGACCCCTCAAACAATCAAACAACTTGACCTATTTCTACTCAACCACTATGACAACAAGGCTAGGTCTACCTCGCTCAAAGCATTGGAGGTATCCTTGGGGTGGAATGATGTGCAAGATATGCCATATTCTCACACAGAATTAATTGATGAAGAAAAATTAGAATTCGTATTAAACTATAACAAGAATGATGTGCTCTTTACCGCTAAATTTTATGAGTTGTGTAGTGAGAAAATTGCATTGAGAAAACAGATAGGAAAGAAATACAAATTAAATGTTTCTAATAAAAGTGATGTCGTTATTGGTGAGACTATTTTCCTTAAATATTTATCAGATTCTATGGACAGAACCATCTACGAACTCAAGCAGTTGCGTGGTAAAAGGGCCGAGGTAGTATTGAATAAAATCATATTCCCTTATGTATCTTTTAAGAGCGAGAAATTACAAGGCATCCTTCAACTGATGCGAGAAACACGCAGTTCATCTGCTTACCTTAAGAACTTTGTAGAACACTTGAACACCTCTTTATCAACCAATGTATTATATGACAAACTTAAACAAAATAATATCGATGTTAAGAAGACTGCCCAGCAGAAAAAATCCTTCTCTTTTACAACTAACTACTCTGGAATTCGCTTGGATTACGGGGTTGGGGGGATTCATGGTTGTGTTACTCCTGGCGTTTATACTTCAGGTGATCGGGTTGACATCTTGGATATTGATGTAAAGTCGTACTACCCCAACTTATTTATTCAAAATCGTCTGCATCCTAGACAGATGGACCAAGATACATTTGTCAAAGTGTATTCTGATATCTTCCAAGAAAGATTGAAGGCCCAACAAGAGGGCGATAAGTTGACTTCTGATGCATTGAAGTTATCACTGAATGGTTTATTTGGTAAGACGGGCTCAGATGTATCTTGTTTCTACGATCCGAACGTATTCTTTGCTGTAACAGTGAATGGTCAATTACTTATCTCTATGCTCCTAGAGAGACTTTGTGAGGTTGGCTGTGAAGTTTTACAAGTAAACACGGATGGTGTTACCATACGCCACCTCGTAGGCAAAAAGAATGCATTGCTCCAGGCTTGTAAGGAATGGGAAGCCAAGACCAAATTGACTTTGGAATATGCCAACTACTCAAAGATGATTATCCGGGATGTAAATAATTATATCGCCATCTCTGTTGATGGTAAGGTCAAGGAGAAAGGAGTATTCGAAACCAAGAAGGATTGGCACAAGGACAATTCATTTATGGTTGTACCACTAGCTGTAAGGGAATACTTTGTCAACGATACGCCCATCTTGGAAACACTGATGAAGCACGAGAACATCTTGGACTTCTGTGGTAGGTATAAGGCTAGTCGCAATTGGCACGCTGAATATGTATACCTTGATGGATACGAAGAAAAAAGGATTAACTTTGGTAAAATCTATCGATTCTTGCCCGTGCTCAAGGGTGGAACTTCATTGAAGTTGAATGTGGATGGTCGAGTACATAATCTATTGGATGGATATCAAACGATTCCTTTCAATCAGATTGTGGAGATTGATAAGAAAGAAATTAACTACTCATTTTTTGTAAACGAATGTCACAAATTATTACAGACGATCCAACCATTACAGCAAACCCTATTGTAAACTTTTTCATACCCGAGCCCCGCATAGATATGAGAGTTATCTTGCTGGCGCTCAAGTTTGAATTGATTAATAGGAAACTGATATTTAAAAGCCATCGGGGGGAAAGGGCAGATGTCATCATCCCCTCCTTGCGCTTTGCTTTCAAAACGTATTACAAGGATGGTTATATCATTCTCAAGTCTCGCAAGACTATGAAGATACCTTGTACTTACGATGGGGATGGTGCTTCTGATGAGACAATCGATGTGCTATGTGCGTGCATCGAATCGTTGAAATTGAATCACCCCTTTACTTGATTTTCACTTTCTTCCAGACTCTCTGGTATCTACCATTGACCAATTCCAACATTGGGATTTCCTTTTCAATGGCGGTGAATTTATCTACGCTCTTTTTGTACTTCTCTACGATGTTTTTATGCAATATCTCACACGCTACAACACCATCAATCAAATCCGTATTCTCTACTAGATAATTCTTGGCCTCCTCGATGAATTCCAAAAACCATATTTCATCTGTGTGCTTACTCAAGTATTCAATTAGATACGTATTGCCTCTCTCTGATGTCTGATCACTTTTGTAATAGCCATACGAACCATCGGATTTGCTGAAGCCTTTACCCAAGAAGATGGGTTTCTTGGCTAACAGATGCAACTTATTCAATTGTTTGTATCTGTCGAGTACTACACCACCTCGGTTAATCTCTATCATTGCTACAGCATTGTTGTAATACTCTTGTAGCATAATCATATTGTCAACGATTGCATCGGGATCTGAGTCCCTTTCTGTATAGTGGGCCACATACCGATTGGTATCGATATCTTTAATTACAATGGCTTGTTTAGAACCATCGCCCATATTCTTACTGACAAAAGGAATCGGGTCAATACCAGCGATATATGTATGACCAGGCTCGGGGCTGTGCAAGAACTTCATTCTACTTCTGAGGTCTGGTCTACGCTCAAGATTTCCATTGACATCGTGATACAATATAGCGCTATCGATGGGCGGTCTAGCACCTAGAATAATTCTTTCTTGGGTGTTCAGTTTATCGATGATGTGCTTAGGTAAATTACCTTCTGCGCTGAATGAGAAGACCTCTTGAATATCCAATGGATACTGCTTGATGAATGAGTTCAAGAATGATTTGTCTTCAATCTTATCCAACTTCTCACGGGTCTTGAGAATCCATTCTGTAGCAGCTTTCTCATCGCTCCATCCATTGGGACAAAAGTTTAGAATCTTACCCGTCTCCTTACCTTCTTCGTCCAACTCGGGTGCCTCCATAATCCCTTTATTACCGGGTAGAAATAGAGTTAAGATGTTCAAGTTCTCGGCATTGTTCCATAGATTCATGGCCAACTTCTGACCTACCGATGTAGATTCACCCGCACTACCACCAATGATGATGGGAGCAATCTTAACGAAGCCCGATTTCACACTCGCTTGGGCAGATTTGTATACTTGATCCGCCTTGGGGTGTAGCATTGATTCATCGATAAAGATGTGGGCAGCACGATACGCCTCGAATGCTGTAGGTGTATCTACAGTTTCCTTGGTTACAATCTGACTATCCAATCCAGAGACGGCTCCTGTGCTTTGATTCTTTTGTCCTAGGTGAAGATAACCCTGCTGGCGTGTTGAGATAACACCAGGGCGAATGTAATCGTCTAGGTGATCAAATACAATCCTCGTTTTGTTCTTAAACAATTCCTCTAGACGCTGTTTATCTGCCGAGGTGATTAGAGATGTTGAACCTGGATGAG